CACCTTCAGATTATCTTTCAATCATTACCGAGGGAGTTAACGCAGGAGTGCCGCCACACGTAACTTATCAGAACCTTTACAACTATGCTTATTCGATCAACTCGTCTAACAGCAAGGTTGTTAAGATGCTTGACTTGATCTTTGCAGCCGATAAGATTCTGACATTGTCGAGTGCTGATATCATTGCTCGTATTGCAAACGGTACGATTGAAAAGTATCAGGACATCTTACACACATCAGCACCTCAACTTATTGCGATGCTCGATGGTACGTTTGAACCGTCCGAACTTTATCCTACGTTCTTCGATCAGCCTATTGCGGATCAGGTGGCACAACTTGAACAAGCTGCAAAAGACGAACTGATTGAAGTTGGAGATCCTATTGCTGAACAGATACGATTACTTACTAATCCTCCAATCGGGGCTTAATGGCTGAATTTGAAAAGTTAGTTAAAGATAAGCAAAGGTTATTCGATGAAACCCCTGCGAACCTTGCAACTGCTTCTGTTGTGGCTCAACGCCAAATTTGGAATGAGATTTCTGATTTAGTTGAATCATTAGAAACAGATCAAGATGGTCGAATTGCTCAAACGCAAAACAACATTCGAAAGATCGGTGAGATTCAAACCGCTTTAGTTAGTGCTATTGCAGGAAGTGAATACATCGATGCAGTTCGTACATTCTTAGGCGATATAGATGAAGGTGCAAGGCTTTCAGATGATATTGCCAGGCAAATACAAAGATCATTTCAACCGTCCGAAGTCGTTCAGCAACTACTTGAAATATCTAAGCAGAACGCATTACAGTCGCTTTTAGGTGAATCGATGCGTGCAAGGGTTACGCTTCCATTTGTCGAGCAATTAACATCAGCCGTAGCAACAAGATCAACGCTTAGAGAAACTGTAAGAGCATTACGAACCGTTATTGAAGGGGACAAAGATGTAGACGGTCGATTGGTTGCCAATGTTAGAACTGTTGCCCAAACAGCCCAAGCAATTGCAGACCGTAACTATTCCGCACAAGTAAATGAGGCGGTCGGTGCTGAATGGTTTAGATACGCAGGAAGTGAGATAGATACAACACGTGAGTTCTGTTCTGAAAGACATCAGCAGTATTACCACAAGAAAGAGATTGAGGCATGGGCAGACGAGAACTGGAACGGTAAGATCGCAGAAACAAACTCACGAACGATATTTTCAAATGCAGGTGGTTGGAATTGCAGACACTCGATTATTGCCGTATCAATTAGAAGAGTGCCGCCTGAAGTTGTAAAAAGAAATATCGATAACGGGAATTATAAGCCTGATTAACTATATTTGTACACAATATGAGTATGAACATCGTAATGCCTGATGGTGACCTGAAACGCAATGTTTCTCCGATGGTTGCTGAACTGTTAATTCGTAACGGTGGCAGAATATTAGAACTTAAACCAATCAACATAAATCATGATGAAACCAGAAGAAGCACTGAAAGTAGTGGAGTTCTTAGGACTAAACGAACTCGAAAGCCACGAAGAAGCGAGAACGAAGTTTGAAGAAAAGTTTGCCCCTAAAGATGAGATCGGTAAGCAGATCGGAAAAGTAACGGCTGTACTCGCTCAAAAAGCAAAAGACATATTCAATCCGTTTGGTATTGAAGTAAATGTTGAAGAATTAAAACAAGGCAAGATCGAAGATGGATTTGTGAAGCTTGGTAAACTTGCTCACGAAAACTACACCACCAAAGTAAATGAGTTGACAAAACTTGCTGAACAAGGTGGATCGACTGAAGTTATTAAAGAGTGGGAAGATAAGTTTAGTAAGTCTACTAAGAAGATCAGCACCTTAGAAGAGCAATTGAAACTTAAGGATGAAGCAATTACTACCTTAAAGACTGAATACACACACAAAGAAGTTCAACGCAAGAAAGACGATTTCTTCTTTGGCACTTTGTCTAAGGTAGAACTTGATCCGGAAGTAGCGACAAAGGCAAACAGTAAAGCTTCGTTGTTATACGATGGATTCGTAAACAAGATCAAGTCTTCGATTAAAATTGAAGAGGATGAGAAAGGTTCGTTCTTTATCGCTGATGCTGAAGGTAACCCAATTAAGAATCCTGCAAAGGCTCACGAACATTTGACGCTTGAACAATACTTGCAAGCCGAAGCGAATAACTACGGCATCGCAAAGAAAAACCCATCAGCCGGAAAGACTATGGGATCTTTTCAAACGAAAGCGAATAATTCAAATGATGAACCTACAAGACCTTCAAACATTAGCCCTCGTGCTATGGGGATAAGACCTTAAAGATCGGTTTAAGTGGTGTTGGAAAGCCTCGGTGTTAATTCACTGGGGCTTTTTTTATTATAGATCAATCAATCCAAAAAACGGTCTACGAGAAACGGACTTCTTAGCTTCACAACTCCACAACTGTCTTGCCCACCAATTCGGAGAACCTTTAGGCGATGCAATACCTGACGAACGAGCGCAGTAATTATCTCCTGCATCAGTGCCAGGCTTTACTCGAAAGTCAGAATCTCCAAAGTGAGTTTCATTACCATCTTCATCAACGGCTTTGTATTTCTTGCCGTCTCTATCCGAACTCGTTACAGTATAACCTTTGTATTGTGGCATGTCGAATTAATTATACTGCTAAAATACAATCTTAATTACATTTAACCCGTGTCGATCCTTCGTAATCTTGACCTTGAATTGTTACGGTCGTATTCGACTGCATTTGTTGAATATAGTTATCGAGTTGATTACGTGTCATTCCGCACATCTCGATTTCAGTTTCAATAGTTTGGAATTGCACACCAGGTTGTTGAGGTGCGGTTTGAAGAATCGTACATTCATAACACTTTGAACAAGATGTTAATGATGCGATTAAAAGAGATAAGGCAATAATTGAAGTTTTCATAGTGTTTCGGGTTTATTTTTTTTTGAATCTATAGTTAGTTCCTGACGAGTTTGAGGGAGTGCAATGGTTGGTCAGCAAAAGTGTTTACCCCTTACCCCTTAATAAGAGATAAACATATTTGCTAACCCTTATTTCCTTCCTGAGAATCGGTCGTTTATAGTTCGGCTGTAACCGGATAGTGTTTCGTCCTGACATTACATTTAACAGCTTGTTGTGCAATCTAATTGCTTCGGTGTTATCCTTTAAGTCGTTTGCATCCTGCACGAATTGACTTCGCAGGAGTGTAATTAACGGCTATGTTTCAAAGTGTTTCATCGATTTGTTTTAGTTTGTCATTCTCCCCCGTGCGTGCTGCATTGTATCAATTGTCTAACCTCACTCTTATGAAACAAAACACGCACGGGATATAAAGAACGAAAAAGCCTGAGACGGTTGGACACGTTCAGGCTTTTGTGTAAATCTACCCCAGTAGATAAGTCTTGACGAAACGTCCAACTGTTTCGATCACAAACTTAGACAATTATTTAATATCCAAACATTTTTTACAAATATATTTTTAGTTTCAATTATTACTATATTTGCATCGCACAAGATTACTCGTTGGGATTGCCGCCCATTAAGGCATCGTTGGCGTTGTGAACAGCCAATTCAATCGCTTCACTTCATCTCAACTATTTTTAATCATGTCAATTTCACGTATCCTATCCGTGTGTCCTGAAATTCAGCGACCATTAGGAGAATTATTTGCGGAAACACAATTCCGTGAGCCGCTTCCTTTCTTGGAATTCCTTAACTCTGACATCAACACTTCTGCAATCAGAACTGAAGTATCACCAGGTGGTGGAAAGCTTCGTCAAGTTCAGGCTCGTTGGATTCAGCGTTTACCTGAATCAATCGCTGTTGAAGGTGCTGACATCAAGAACTGTTCTGCATCAGAAGAGTACGGTGATTCAACTGAACTTTACACACTCGAAACAACTGATACTTATCAAGTATCTCAGTTGATCGATGCTGAAGCAATCGCAACACACTGTCAAGATAACGACCGTTATGTACTTGAATCAATCGCACGTTTAGGTAACGCATTAGAGCGTAAAGTGGCTTCTGCTGCTGCGACTCAAACTGCTGCTCAAATGGGTGAATGGGGTACTGAGGTTGAAAGCTTCTTCACTGTAACAAGCGATGCACTTGTACTTCCTACCAAATTAGCAGATGGTTCAATCGCTCCATTTACTTTACAGCAAATCCAACAAGCAACTCAGATGGCTGCTTATCCTGGTGCGTTCGTAGGTTTCGGTGGTGCTGCAATGAATTCTTATGCTATGCAAATCATGGCAGGTTGTTGCGCTCAGTATGGTATTGATCTTTCGGCTGTGCTTGCTCAGTACGGATTCTCTTTCTCATACGATCAGCGTTTAGCGACTGCATTGGGTGGACAAACTCAGAACTTAATTACTATTCCAGGTGCTATTCAATTGCTGTCTTACAATCTTGCTTCTTGGAATCAAGGTTTGGCAGATTCAATGAAAGGTGGAATGGGTTACTCACGTACTCAGGTGTTCTTACCTTCAGGATTGCCAGTTGATCTTACAATGAAAGATGATTGCGGTAACTTGTCTATCGTAATGACTTTCACTGGTAAGGTTGTAACTATGCCTGATGATGTATTCGAGGCTTCTGATAAGTATGCAGGTGTTAAATTTGTAAACCAAGTTAGCATCGTAAACCCGTAGTAAGTCCTGAGTATTTATTACTTCAGGACGGGGAGAACGTGCTTCTCCAAAATGACGATCAGATACTATTAAATTAACGAAAAGGGTGCGGTTTATATCGCATCCTTTTTTGTTATCTTTGACCAACACTATTCGATATGTGCGAATCAACACTATTAGGACTTAAGGGCTGCAATGCGACCGAACCTACCACGGGATTGTATCTTGATGATTTAGGTATAACACAGTCATTGCTTGGTCAATTAATTACCGATCAGTATCAGAACGGGGTTGAACTGTTTGAGGCTAAAAGGTCATTTGCTTGGAGGCAATTACAATCCAAGATGATGACTGCTATTGCAACTCATATTAAACCGAACACGATAATTGAGGGCAAACGAGTAGGTCAGTTTAATTCGAATCCTGCTGTTGCTGTAACGGCTAAAGGTGCAGGTCAATGGGTTGGGATTCGTTTGAAGATAACACCACAATCGACTTCTTTCTTGGAGTTGTATTTGGACAATATTATTATTCACGGCACTGCTACAAATATCGCTGTTAAGGTTTTCGATCTATACACTAAAAAGTTGATCGATACTTTTACGGTTCTTTCCGGTGGTGCAGAACAATTCGTTCAGAAGAACTTTAAGTCAGCCCGTAGAGCGACTGAAATAGCGATTGTTTACGAAAGTACGTTCGACACTTTACGAATGATCCCGAAGCAGGGTAGTTGTTTAGACTGTGGTGGAAATCCTAAATATTCTCACATGTGTCCGTTTGTTGATGCGTTGGGTGTGGTGTTAACGATTGCTGCTGATACAGTTCAAACGGTTACCTCAACACCTTACACTTGGGGTATGTCGTTAAATTACAATGTTAATTGCGATCGTAACTCTTGGCTGTGTTCAATCGGTGCAAGCTTATCGATGTCGTTGGCTTACTTAACGGCTGTTGAAATAGTTGGTTATGGCTTGACTGTATCGACTACACAAAGATCAAATACGGCTGTAACGATTTCTGCTGAACAATTAACTCAAATGCAATCTGCTTACACAGCAAGGTTTAATGAAGAGTTTAATGCAGTGCTTCAGCATATTCAGTTACCACAAGATACTTATTGCTTTGATTGCCGTAGAACAAGTCAATATGTAACAGCACTACCGTGACAATCGAAGAACTTAATAAAGACTTAGAACAAGCAGCATCGGATTTAACGACCGTGTTTGCAGGTTTCTATTTGTGTGCAGCCGATCTAAAGGACGCAATGCAAGAAAGGATCTTTGTTAAGTCTACCGGTGCTGATGGGCAACAATTACCATCAAAACCTTATAGTACAGAACCCATCTATGTCAGCCCTGATGTAACGATTAGATCCCTTGCAGCTTTTCAGGTTGGAAAGACTGGCAAGAAGATTAAATCGGCATACTTTCCGAACGGTTATAATCAATTAAAGCAAGCAAGTGGAAGACCTCCATTGGAACTTTCAAACAACCTTGCTAATGATTTTCGAAATACTCCACAAGTCGATCAATTTAATACGGTCAAAATTCTGGTCGATGAAAACAATGTCGGCAAGATTGCAGGACTTGAAAAACTTTATGGTGAAATATTCTTTCCGACTGAGGACGAACTAAACGATCTTGTTGATTGCATTGAAATTCAGACGGCACAAACACTTGAACGATGAACGTATTAAAAGCCATAATTGAAAGGTTAAATCAGAAGTTGGACGCAAGCAATTTGTTTCCATCTATTTATGGTATTGCTTCACCTGATCCTAACAATGCTAAATCATTCTTAGCTTACGATGGTAACGGGCAGAACTTACTTACTGCTGACTACGACAAAACGGATGGTACTTGCTTTTGGACTTTACGTTCTGCTGTATCGGTTCGTAAGGCTGATGCGGTTCAAGTGGTGGCGTGCCAGGATATGTACATTACGACATTCCCACTGCGGGCTTACACGATAGTTAAGAAAACAGCATTACCATGCGATTCGAACGCTACTGAAGGATACGTGATGGATATGTTTTGGAAGTACGTTCAAGGCAAGGACACGGCTTTACGATCAAACATTGGCGTTACAGATATTTACTTTCGCCCCGTATCGGTTAGCCCAAACACACCTGATCTACCCAAACAATTTGAATACGTTACTTTATACTTTGATCTTGATGTTGAGGTCACGGCTCAACTCATTGAAGGATGTTACGATGAGTGTGGTGTAAATCCTATTCCATTGCCTGATGGATCTTGTCCACCTATCAATAGGGTTGTAAGTGTAACTGGATTAGATACGGATAATACCGATCCATCCCGACCGATCGTAAAGATTTCGGTTGATGGTACAACAATTATCGGTGAAGGAACTCCTGCCAATCCATTAACTGCCATCGGTGGCGGTGGCGGTGGCGGTGCTTTGATTGCCTTGCCATTCACTACTGATCACTTGTCAGCTACGGGCAATGCTTATGCTGTTGGTAACATCGTTTGGTATAATGGCAATGTGTACCGGTGCATCGCTGCGAATGATTCCATCCTACCAACTAATACAAGCTATTGGGTTAATTTAGGTGCAGGCTTTCCAACGGTGCAACAGCCATCAGATTGGAACTCATCAAGTGGGAACAATCAGATCCTAAACAAGCCAACGATTCCAGCAGCGCAAGTAAACTCTGATTGGAATGCTGTTAGCGGAGTGGCTGAGATCCTAAACAAGCCGACCATCCCTGCTGCACAATCATTGCAGGAGGTTACTGATGTCGGCAATACTACTGACAACGATATTCAATTCGATGCAGGCGTTGGCATTCTATTAAACAATACTTCAAGACTTCGGGAGGGAACTATTGATGCAGGGCTTGGAGGCACTAAGGGCATCGCTCAGATTTGTGCAGTTGGCTACGAGTTAAAGTGGGAAGCAGGGCGGTTGTATGTGATGGATGGCAATGGCATTTTTATCAGATGGTCGCTGTATAATTTTAATATTACTCCAACTGTAAATGATGATAACACAAAAGGCTACATCAATGGATCTCGTTGGTCTTTAGATGATGGCACTGTTTACCTTTGCTCGGATGGCACAACAGGCGCAGCGGTGTGGACATTGCAAACTGTTGGCGGTGTTACAGATGTAACGGCAACAGCACCATTATCTTCAACAAGTGGAGCAACTCCTGACATCAGCATTAGCCAAGCCGATTCAACAACAGATGGTTATCTATCCAGTACCGATTGGAATACTTTTGACTCGAAAGGAAACGGCACAGTTACATCGGTCAACTCAGGCATCAATATCAATGTCGATAATACCGATCCTGATAACCCAATTATAAATTCACTTTCTGACCGTTACAAGACTACCTCAACAACATCCAACAGCGTAAGCAATGGATCAAAGTCATTTACTGTTGATCTGAATCTTTCCTATATTCCATTGCAGGAGATCTTAGTTGTGCATAACCCTGCAAATCATATGCACGGTGAGGTTACAAGTTACAATTCTGCTACGGGTGCTTTAGTAGTTGACATAAAGAATCACACAGGCAGCGGAACTTATACTTCGTGGGTACTTAACTTAGACGGTACTCCTGTTGATGCTTTGACGGGATCGGGAACGGCTAATGAGATCGCATATTTTACCGCTGCCAGAGTATTGGCTTCATTGCCTACTGCAACCTATCCAAGCCTAACCGAGTTGAGTTATGTTAAAGGTGTAACATCTGCAATCCAAACACAGATCAATGGGAAATTCACCACGCCATCAGGCACGACTTCTCAGTATGTGCGAGGCGATGGATCATTGGCAACATTCCCGACTTCACCAACTATCTACAAAAGCACAACAGATCAAACAGCAGTAACGGGAGTAACGACTAACACTAAAGTTGTGGGCGTGCTTATCCCTGCAAATACAATAACAACGGGCGCAATCGTGGAGATTAAGGCGAGGGCAGGAAAAACAGGATCGGTAGGGCTTATGACATTAAGAGTTTATGCAAATACAGCAGATTCGATAGTTTCGCCTGCTCCAACACTTTTAACTACATCAACAACGCCTGCTCCATCTTCGACCTTTATGTCAATTAATAGAATTGCTGTTGTTAAATCTTCTATAAACACTCAAACTGCTCAGGCAACTGTCAACATAATAAGTGAATTTATTGGCGGTACAGCAAGTTTAACTAACTCTAATATTGATTGGACTGTTGCGCAATACATTATCTTTGCTATTCAGAACAGTAGTGCGCTCGATTCAACTGTTCTATCTTACTACGAAATCGAAATTAAATGATAGACATCACAATTAACGCAACACAACTAAGTTATTCGTCATCGGTTATAGGCTTGTTTTCTGCCGACTTTCAGAGAGATGAGATTGATATTGTCGATGATAATTCTATTCATATTCCAACCGATCAAGGTGTTATCTTGTTGAATGTTGGTCAATATACTTTTAATGGCTTGGCGTTTACTAATTCTGTTGATGCACTTGCCTTGATTATTTCTTTGTAATTTTGTAAAAAACTAAAACACTATGTCAGGCAAGAAAGTTACCGAATTACCAGTGTTAGCAACCGCAGCAACTGATGATGTGATCTATGTTGTTGATACATCAACAAACACTTCTAAGCAAATTGCTGTTGAGGATATCTATTCTGGTATGCCACAATTAGATAGCGGTGTGTTTACGCCTGTTATTTCAAACATCCAAAATTCTGCTATTATAGATCCATCACAAGGACTGTACAGTCGTGTTGGAGATGTAGTTACAATGACCTTTGGAATTAATATTGAAATGGATGTAGCAGAATCATCAACTCAATTTGATTTTACTTTACCTATTGCATCAAATTTTACATTATCTAATCAGCTTCTTGGAAGTTGTAATGTTGATTCTAATATAAGTATTCTGTACGCTAAATCTTCTTCAACTATTGGAAGGGTAGAAGTTCAAACAACTTCGGCAGGTGTTTTAATGCCTGATTTACAACTTATGATTCAATATCAAATAATACCTTAATGCGCTCAACATCCATCAACGGCTTGAAGATCATCGAAACCGCCCGTAAAGAAATAGGGCAAACTGAAAAGCCAATCAATAGCAACAAGACCAAGTACGGCAAATGGGCAGGTCTTGACGGTGTGGCGTGGTGCGGTTTATTCTGCTCGTGGGTTTACGAAATGGCAGGCAACCCAATGCCTAAAATCGGATTTCGTTTTAATGGATTCGCAGGATGCCAAACAGCCGTAGCGTATTTCAGAACGAATAAGAAGATTGTTACAGAACCGCAAGAAGGTGACTTGGTTTTCTTTGATTGGAACGGAGATAAACGCCACGACCACGTAGGATTGTTCGTTAAATGGATCGATAAAGACACGATCGAAACAATTGAAGGAAACACGGCTATCGGAAACGATTCAAACGGTGGCAATGTAATGATTCGGAAACGCCACAAAAGATTCTGTTTGTTCGTTCGTCCTTAAAACCTTACAACCTCAACTCGAACCGATATTTAGCAAAACCAAACAAACTTATGAGCGTATAATTGTGGAATAAAACCTACGATTATGCGCTTTTTACTTTTACTTTTATTAACCACCAACCTATCCGCACAATGCGAAACGGATCGGAACGGTCGGGCTTATTTAGGTCTGCCAAGCTTCTTTAGTTTGTACTTTAGTGGGCAATGTGTTGAACGTAACATGGGCGATACGACTATCTGCGTTAAGTTTCCACCTCAATCGGTTGGAATGGTGGCAGGTTTTAGCTATTCTTCTCCAAGTGGTCAACCTGCATTCGTGACGGCTATCAATCAATATCGAACTGATTGCGAACTACTCGAACAAAGCCCTTTAATTTACCCATCCACGGATACTACAATCGTTTGCTATACCATTGATGCAGTTCTAATCGATAACTTCTGCCCTTATGCGATTCTTTCACCTGGTTTAAGTGTAGATTTTTGCAGCATCGAAGCACAATACGAACAGAACTTTATAAGACTTCACTTTGCGACTTGTTCAAACACCGGAACGCTAAGATACGATGTAGTTATTTCGAGCGATTTAACGAATTGGAAAACGATTTATACGTTACAACCCGATCAAGTCAATTCAAGCGATCTAACCGACTATAACCTGACAATTCCGTACAACATTGGAGGGCTTCAGTACATCGCAGTTCGTGAAATTGACTACGAAGGACGATCTACAGTTTCAGATATTGCAGTTTTGATCGTTCCGGAAGTGGTAAGCAATCAAATCGGCTTCGATATTCTCGGTCGATCTGTGAACAATTCAAATTATCTTTACATAGTAAAACCAACCCGATGAATATCAGTAAATTTCGGCAAATCTTAGACCTGATCCTTGACTATTGGACACGGACGGTCGGAGCAGCACTCGGACTTATTGCCTTGTTGCTATATCTTTTTAATCAAATAGACGAGCCGACATTTTATAAGTTCATTGGTGCGATGGTAGCCATTGGAGTAATACCCAAAACAAGCAAAAAAAATGAAACAGATGAGGGATAACGGAATAACTTACGACACTTTGCTTCACCGCATACCATCGGACACAGACACCGTTTCTTTTTATCGTGTTGTTGCTGTGGGCAAAGACTACCATTCTTACTTTACCGTTAACCACGGCATGGTAACAAAGGTCTATGTAACAGAACGAGGGGACACTTTCTATTATTATGATTATTCTCCTACGATTGAATCCCTTACCTTTAACGTAAAATTGCATAACGCTCAAAGGTCTATGGATGCTCACGATACAATTACACCTGGAACAATCGCACCGATGGGTGACACTCGGTTAACCTCTGAGTTTATCGAATTACCTCAACCGGTAACCGTAAATGTCAAGCACGACCATAGTGTTGAGTGTACTGGAGGCTTAATATTCTTATCAATCTTAGCGACTTCAATGTACATTGTTCGTTCAGCAGCTTGTTGGAATGAGTTTGCAGTGAAGTTTCGAACGATACTAACCGCCTGATCTTATTAGCCTCGAATGTTTCGGGGCTTTTTTTTGCACAATAACCCCTATATTAGCAACATAATTCATATCTATAGTGTCAGCATTATTTCTACTTGAAAATTCCGCTTCATGCCTCTACGCAAAGATGGGTGTTGATAAAGTTTTCACATATCGGAACGACCTATTTAAGTCTAATTTTGCACACATTAAACCGCTTGAGTTCGATCATCTTGTTTCGGATGAAGAAGATACTGACGAGATCCAATTAGCATTTGATCGAGCGAAAAAAACCCCGAACAATCCGAGGGTGTTTAATTGTCGCACCTTAAAACGTAACGGAGTTCACCAGTGGATCGTTTGGGAAGTGTGTTTTATAATGGGCGAATATCATTTGTTAGGTGTGATGCTTTACGATGTGGTAAGTTCAACATCTCATCAATATGAAAAGTTAAAGAAGCAGTTGGAAGATGTGAAGTCTATCATTGCTCATGACCTAAGACAGCCGTTAAGATCCATCGTAGGTCTTAACTCATTGCTTCAACAAGTGGATAAAAAGACCGAACCCCGTGAATATGCTAATCTTTTACGGATGCTTAACGAATCAACTCAACAGCTTGACGATGTTTTTAAACGTGCGATTGAACGTGGAGAAATAGGTATTAACCCCGATTAAACCTATTACCCTAAATGGCTATATTTACCCATGCAGAACACAGTTGTTATTAGTGAAACCGATAAGCGGTTGTATGAGGTTGTAAAATACCGATTCGATAATAAGTTGTTAAGTATAAATGGGTGTATTCGTGTGTTGAGGTCTGTTGTTTCGGATCGAGAATATTTCGAGCAAGTCGGAAAGCATGAATTTTTAAGGTCGTTACAATTAGAATAGTTATATCTTTGTCGTGTTCGTAGGGGTTACGGAAAATCAGAACGGGTTAGTCATTAGACGCCCGTTTTGTGTTTTTATTTAGTTGATGTTTAGCGTATTGTAATTATTTTAATCGTGTATTGTCGGTGGTATTATGCTGTTGTGTACGTTTGTAATCTAAACAATTAGCCCCATGACCAACCGACTAACACAAAAGACACGACCGATTAAAGTAGAACCGATTGGCGATAAGTTTAAAGTTTCCGTTGAATTTAAGAAAGATACATTCAGCACGGTAACTAATAAACGACATCCAGTAAAAGTAATTCAGCAAGGTAAATGCTCAGGTATTTTAACTTTGCAAGATGCTTACGAAATCATCTACGATCAAATCATTAACGACAATCAATTACGATGAAGCTTTCTAATCAAACCGTTATCGTATTGATGTGTCTAATAGGCATATCGATACTTACTTCAATAGGTGTGTTTATTTACCACATCACTCGAAACGAATTGAAGAACCCTAAGAACGATAATTTATGACCGTCCCCGAACCTAAAGAACTTAAGGAGATAGTCCATCAAATGCGATGGAACTCTATTCCTAAATCTGCAATCTGTCATGTTCTATTTGAACGCTACGATCTTAAGTGGCATGAAATCGCTTTTGCTATGGGCTTACAGAAACAAGTCGATGTCGATAGATTGAAACAACAGCATCGTAAACTAATCAGATCAAACGAAGAATATCAAACCATCTACAACCAAATCAAATGAAACTAATTGCAACCATCTTAACTCTATGCGTACTAACGTCATGCGTAACTGAACGCAAACGATTGAAGATATGCGAGAACTGCCCGACCAAAATTGAAACGATTGTACGCGATAGCATCGTTCAGAAAGATTCGATCATTGTGTTGCCAGGTGAAACGATTACTGAATACATACGGATCGAATGCCCTGATGGTGCAAAGCCAACCGTTACGACTAAATCCAAGTCGGGTAAACGTGGAAAGCTTGAAACTAAAATGATCGATCCAAACACTATCAAAGCAGATTGCGTTATCGATTCCGCTGCGGTGGTTTTATCTTGGAACGAAACGCACCGAACAATTAAGACTGAAAAAGTTCTACCTACACCGGTGAATTGCTACGATTGGAAGGATATGATTATAGCGATCGTTTTAAGTTTGATCGGTTGCGGATTGTTCGGAGCGTGGATGGTTTGGGGTAAACTAAGTAAATCATCTAAAAACGAATGATATGGATTGGATTGAACTAAAAAAACAACTTCCATCTGATAATGAGTTATTAGTTTGGGGAACGCTTGAAGGAGATGATGAACCTAATATACACTTAGTTTTATTTTATGATGATACACTTATGTTTAAGGTTTGTGGAGATTCATCTGATAGAGTTGTTTTGTCAGTAAAATACTGGATGTCATTACCACCACCTCCAATCATTGTTTGATTTATAGACCAACAACCGAAGCCGATGTAACAGTCGGCTTTTTTATTAAAATTAATCGTACTAATTATCAGCATATTAACAACGAAATGAACATAAAAATAACATACAATGTCGAGCGTATTAATAATGTGTGTACGTTTGCTATATCAAAATACATAACCCCATGACACACTACTTTAAACTTATTGGCAAGCCCGTTTATTTCGGGTACTGTAACGGTCGGACGATCCGAATCAAATTAAATCCACATTCCATTACAGTTTTCCCACGTGCGGAATCGGATGACTACCAAATCTTCTCAGCAGGTTCAGAAGATTACGAAGCGATCGGAGCAGAAAGATTTAGCAACATCCTAACCGAAGCCAACGAAATCATTCAGAAAGAAATCCAACTTCAACTATCACTTTCAATCATCAAGAACTAACCCCGATGGAAACACTAACCCACTACAAGAAACTACGCAACCCTGACTACATGGGAGCGTACTGTATGCCAACTGACGGAGGCGAAATTATCCTAACGATTAAGTCCGTGCGTGTCGAATCCGTTCCAAATCCTGACGGTAAGAAATCAGATTGCACCGTTGTTCACTGGATGGAACAGAATTGGAAACCAATGATTCTGAACGCAACCAACAGTAAGACTATTTCGAAACTTGCAAAGTCTCCATTTATCGAAAAGTGGCAAGGCTTACAAGTTCAAATCTACACCGCTAAGATTAAAGCTTTCGGAGAAGAACACGATGCTTTACGTATCAGAACATTCGCACCGAAACCAACCGCAGCACCTACGCCCGATCCGGTAATTGACGAACTGGCAATCAAGGAATCGATCGATAAGTTAAACACCTGCACTACCGAGGAAGGATTAACCGCAATGTTTAGATCATTCACGCCACAGATGCAGAAGATCGATTCTATTATCAAAGAAGCGAAGATGGTTAAAGACATGATTAAAGCGACTGAACAATGATACTGCACAACATCGAACAAAGAACAGGCGAATGGTATCAGATACGAGTAGGCAAAGTTACCGGATCAGAATTCAAAAAAGTAATGTCAAAGAATTGGATGGACTATGCCGATAAGATCGCAGCCGAACAATTGACCGGATCAAGTCTTGACGATGAAGACGGATTCGTAAGTTACGACATGCAACGTGGAATTGATTTAGAGCCATTAGCCGCAGCAGAATATCAACAGCGCAACAATATTCAACTTGATCTATACGGCTTTATTCAGTCATCTAAATTTGAGCATTTAGGACTTAGTCCCGATGCAGTTGGTTTGGAAGTTTCTTTCGGTGTTGAGATCAAAGCACCAAACGTAGCAACTCACATCCGATACATTCGCCACGACAAGATACCTGCAAACTATTACGATCAGATTCTATGTTATTTCGTAGTGTGCGATTCCATCCGGCACGTTGACTTTGTTTCTTACTGCCCCGATCTTGAACAATACCCGTACTGGCAGAAACGAATTACACGGGATGAAATGCAAACCGAAATCGAACAAGCAGAACAATCACTTACCAAATTCTTCAGACAAGTAGAAACCGTTAAAACCCTTATCACACAATGAGAAAGCAACTAAATAATACCGTATGTGCTGAACTCGCACAGAACTTCAAGCCGTTTAAAGTAAGACGCAATCCGTTAAAGCCTCAGAACGGATTCAAAACCTCAACAACTTACAAAGTAACTGAACTGCGTAAGAACGCACTTAACCAGTGGGTGGTTCGATTCATATCTTCTAAGCACGATTGGTTGGCTGAAAACTTTGATTTGATCGTAGAGAAACTACCCGAACCGAAGCGAGTTTTAAGTGGTTATGATGAACGTGGACAAATGGTAATAGGAGAATACTCACATACCGATCAAGATGCTTTTACTCACGTTAAATATTATGACAGCACAATTAAGTTAGTCGCTGTTGAGGTTGATCCAATTCAATTCAAAGCAAAGGAGATCGAGGATAAACTTACAACTCTTTATGAGTTCAAGCCTAAACAACCGAACCCCGACAATCAAACGGTTAAGTCATTGGTTCAATACGTTTCAGAAAACAAAGATTCAATGAGCAAGGAATCGCTTATGCACTTTGCCAATCTTATAGGACTTGTTAAACTCGGAGCATTATGAGTACACTAAGATCAGGACGCACCGGAGTAAAGGAAGAAGTCGTAGTTAATTATTTCGATTTTTCTTTACTTGTTAAAGGCTATTACATCGAAGGAGAAAAAGCCGATAGAGATTATCCAGGTACTGCTTCAGACTTCGAAATTGAAAGCATAACATTAATCGAAGGAACATTACTTGACATTATTGACCAAGCACTTAACCATGATGAATTGGTTAACGACTGCATAAAAGAAATCGAACGATCATGAACTTCACACTTAAAACAATTCATCAGGTAATCAAGGAAGAATTACCTGAACCGTATTTATCACTCGCCAATAAATACACTACACAGAATAGGATTGTCCGAGATCTTCCCGATGCGATACTAAAATTAGTACCGTGGCAACCATCCGGCACAGACGAGGGTTATCAATTTTGGGAGCATATTTATTTATGGGCTAAAGGAATCAGAAAGACCTTACCTGAATTTCTTGATGCTCCAGTTAAGGTAAAATCCTACAGCTTCAATTCAAGATACAACGATTGTCTTAACGAGGCGAAATTAGCAAACTCAATCATCGTTAAAATGTTTGGTCGTGTTCTGCTAAATCGGGAAATTGATGAAGTCTACAAGCGTTACATTATCTTCAATTATCTTCTTTCAATCCGTGGGGATAGGTTTGGGTTTGCAATGATCGGACGAGCTGTTGCAGAAGCGATTGGAAGATCAACACCTTTTAACCATTCTACGGTCTATCATGCCCAATTGTCAGAATCAAATCTTATCGATACAAACGATTCGACCTACCTAATGATGAAGCGAGTGTTCGATCACGAAATGATGATGAACAGCGCAGTTGAATGGCACGAAGATGTTATTGATTACTAAATAATTCTTATCTTTACAGCACGTTCAGAGGTGAGAGCCTGAACCCGCAAGACATTAACCGCCCAATGGCGGCTACGTCAGAAAGTAGTTAACGCTACTATCTGCTCTCACCGTAGCCTTCATTGGGCTTTTGCGTTTTAATATGAACAATACAGATCGAATAATTATAAAGCAATATGATTTAGAAATGGGAAGGCTTCACGGAGCGATCACACCAAATATGAATCGTGAAACATTAATTTCTTCTATTGTAATTTTACAGAAGTTTTTGTTGATGCCCGATGATGTAAAACTTGAAAAGGCAAAAAAGTATTTTAACGATCCAAAGCCTTTTTAAAATGTTTAACTACTTCAATTATTTCTATCATTGGATAGAAGAAAATCCCGATAAGGTCGATCCGTATATTACTGCAGTTTATTTTGCATTGCTTAACCGTGCAAATAAGTCAGGATGGAAAGATAAGTTTGCAATCATTCTTGTTGACCTGCAGGAAACTTGCGGAATCAATTCACGAACTACAATGTTAAAAACACTTGCTCGGTTAGAAGAATTTGGATTTCTGCAGACTGTTTCAACCACAACAAATCAATACAAAAATAGAGTAATATGCCTTCCATTAAATGAAAAGCACTTGGATAGCACGTGGAAAGCAGATGAAAAGCACGTGGATATCACTTGGACACATAATAAGACTATTAAGATAGATAAGACTATAAAGACTATAAAGACCAAAGGGGCGGATTTAAGTAAGGTCTATTCTGAAAACGAATTAGTCAATAAGCACTTCATCGATTTTCTGCAGAACAGAATCGAAATAAAGAAACCCGCTACTCAACGTGCTGCAGATTTATTAGTTACCGAAATGCGTAAACTTTACAAAACACCCGATGAAGCAATACAAGGAATTAATCAATCAATAATGAAAGGATGGACTGGATTATTTCCAGTAGGTTCGCAAAATAACAAACCTCAACAACCTGCCCAATTCTCACGGGCATCACTAAACCACTTCGTATGAAACAAGCAATCGACATAGAACAACGAGTTATATCACTCCTGCTCACTACTGAAAATCCTGAACATGATTTCTTTGCCTACATCAAGAAAGATTATTTCACAACTGAGCAATACATCAAAGCTTACGAATTAATCGAACTTCTCAGAGCCGATAAGAAGCCAGTAAACATAACTTCATTCACGCACCTAAATCGGGAAAAGAAATTACTATCACATCCCGACCATATTAAGATCATCACATCATCTGACACGCTATCATACGGTGAACCATTTATGTATTACGTCCACGAACTTCGTGAGGCATACATCAAACGTGAAATAAGCAGAATCGTTACAGAAGAATCAGTCGGACTATACGATCGAATCGATGCTTCACAATCAGCTGCCACCATCGTCAAGAAACTGACCGAACTTATGGACACTGGTACAACCTCGGATAACATCATTACCATTTCAGAACTTACCCGAAATGAACGTGAAGCATACTTCAGACGGCAATCACTTAATCAAGCAGGCAAGACTTCAGGGATCGAAACGGGACTATCAGCACTCAATAAGTTCACCGGTGGTTGGCAATCTGAATTTATAATCTTAGCAGGTCGACCATCGATGGGTAAGACAGCACTTGCATTATTTCACGCAATGCGATCTGAAGAACCTGGCATTTACATTAATCTCGAAATGGGACAATCTCAACTTTCGCAAAGGTTGATTCTCCAATACTCGGACGGAATGATTAATTCAGCACGACTTCGAGATGGTAACTTAACCCAACCCGAACTACATGCTTTCGAATCCACCATTTCAAAAATAGAAAACAAGCCGTTTACAATTTACGATAAGCCTCGATGCGGTGTTCACGAAGCGATTAGGGTAATTCGTAGGGAAGCAAGAAAAGGACGGTGCAAATGGGTTGTTATAGATTACCTGCAACTAATGACAATCGAAGGTTACAGAGGCGGAAATCGTGAAGCTGAAGTAGCAGAAATTAGTAAGACACTTAAAGCAGCACAGAAAGAACTTGGAATCCCGATAATAGCCCTTGCACAGTTGAGCCGTCAAGTAGAGCAACGAGCCGATAAGAAACCGATGCTATCCGATCTTCGTGAATCGGGATCATTAGAGCAAGATGCAGATACTGTATGCTTCGTTTACCGTCCTGCTTACTACGACTTGAAAAAAGAAGATGGAGGCGAATACACTAACGAGATATTCTACCTTTTTGAAAAGCATCGACAAGGTGCAACCGGAACTGTTGAGTTTAGACATAACCAATACATGACCGATTTCTTTGATGCAAAACAAGAACCTTTCAACTCTTACCTACCCGTAGCAGAATCCACATCACTAAACCACATAAGACAAAATGAAGATCTACCATTCTAACGAATTCGTCAATGTAAGTATTGACAAGACTAAGCAATTGATTGAACTTAACGCTTTGACAGATGAAGAAATATCTCAACTTTATCCGGAACTATCTAAGACACTTAATCGAGATGAAATTATAAAAGCCGTTGTGTTCGGTATCGAAAATAATAACCCTTAATGTTGCCCGTGTTATTTATTTGTGTACGTTTGTTGAAAGATTAGACTATGGCACGACTGAAGAAATACAATGAAGCAACTAAGCACCTTAGTAAACGAGTTCCGGCAAGTCAGTTAAAGAAGTGCCACGAATTAATTGATGAATACCTAACCCCATTTGAAGCACCGAAAGATGATCGAACTTATAAACCAACCGAGCCAAAAGGCACAATTTAACTTAAAAGGTTTAACAGTTCTTTCTTTATTTGATGGTATGAGTTGCGGACAACAAGCACTTAAACGTGCTGGTATTGGTGTATCTGAATACTATGCATCCGAAATTGATAAACACGCCATAGCCGTTACCATGCACAACTATCCAAACACAAAGCAGTTGGGAAGTGTTGTTAACGTGGATGGTTACTCATTGCCTAAGATTGATCTTTTAATAGGAGGATCTCCTTGTCAAAGTTTTTCATTTGCCGGAAAGCGTAAAGGAATGTCAACGAAGGATAGTCAAGAAATATTGACTTTGAATCATTACCTACAATTGAAAGCTGAGGGCTTTGAGTTTGAAGGGCAAAGCTATTTGTTTTGGGAGTATATGAGATTGCTGAACGAATGCAAACCAACATACTTTCTGCTTGAGAATGTATTGATGGGCGAAAAATGGGAAAAGGTTTTGAGCAGGGCTATTGGCGTAAATCCTATCGAAATAAACTCTGCATTGGTATCGGCTCAGAACAGAAAGAGATTGTACTGGACGAATATTGGAATGCAACCCAGTGGTTTGTTCGGTGATTTGGAAAGCATAATTAAGCAGCCCAAAGACAAAGGCATATTGCTAAAAGATATACTTGAAATTGAAGTTCATAAAAAGTATTTTTTAAGCGAAAAAACTGTTGCAAAAATTACAAGAACCAACAATGGAGAAAGATGTTTTACAACTGCTGATAAAGCATTATGTCTGGCCGCTGGGTATCACAAACAAGGTAGAGATAATCAATACATCGTAGCAAGTAGAGGAAGAAACCCCGAAAATCCAAAAAGCAGAAAGTCGGGATTAGAAACCGAGCAACAGAACAGAGTTTATGATGCTAATGGGATCAGTCCTGCGTTGTGTGCATATAAATCTGATTTACTGATTACAGGACTTAATGAAAATCAGCAAAAGAAATTTAATACTAACATAAATTCAGACAAAGCCAATACACTTACGCTTGCACAAGGAAGAATGGGCAGCAGTAATGAATATATGGATTCGGTTAGTAAAATTGCTAACATAACATCTGTTATCAGACGACTAACTCCAATAGAATGCGAACGATTGCAGACAGTTGCCGATAATTACACTTCCGTTGTCAGCGACACTCAAAGATATCGGATGCTTGGAAATGGATGGACTGTTGATGTAATTGCTCACATATTCTCTTATTTAAAATAACAAGGACAAATGACTAAAAACGATTGAATCAATTAATCACTAACTTTGTAACGTGAAGATGCCGAAAGACGTAACACTAATAGAAATCATCGCATGGGTAGTATTGGTTACTATCTTATGTGCAGGTGTGAATTTAATGATTAACTGATATGCAGTCTTACATTCCAATTTGGCAAACATTAGGAAGACCAAGAAAGTTCGATAAATCCGAACAACTCTGGGAAACAGCACTCGAATACTTTAAAGCCACAGATCAACGTGTTTGGACTGAAACGGATTGGGTAGGAAAGGACGCAACAGAAGTAGAACGGGTTAAACGAACTCCTTACACTATCGCAGGGTTTTGCGTATTTATAGGTGTTTCAAGGCATTGGTGGAATGAGTTTCGGAAAGTCGCAGAAGAAGATTTTTTGGAAGTCTTTGCACGTATAGAGGATGTTATGTTCGCACAAAAGTTTGAAGGTGCAGCAGTTGGGGCGTTTAATGCTACCATCATCGCCCGTGATTTAGGACTAACCGACAAGAAAGAAATTGATGCAACTGTTAACGCTCCATTAGTGATAACGCTCGATAGTGATAGCACTAACCAAGAAACAAAGTGAAGCGTATAAGGCGGCTATTAGTGGCAACTATCAGGTAGTAATATTCGGTGGGGCTATTCGTGGCGGTAAGACTTATTGCTTACTTACTACATTCATATCGCTTGCCTTAAACTTCAGACGATCGAGGTGGGTAATCATCAGACGGTCATTGCCTGACCTTAAACGAAATACTCTACCATCATTCAATTCTTTACTTGACAATGGGGTAAGGCATCACATTAAGTCTTGGAACGGTGACACGCATGTACTGACTTTCTCGAACGGATCAGAGATTATGTTCATGGCTGAATCGTTTGAAACCGATAAGGACTTAAACCGATTCAAGGGATTGGAGGCGAACGGGTTTGGATTCGAAGAGATCAATGAGTGCCAGGAAGCAGCATTCTACAAAGCAATCGAACGTACCGGCACGTGGTTGAATGCAGACGGTAAACCTCCGATGGTAGTAATGGCAACTTTAAACCCTGCACAGAACTGGACAAAGAAGTTATTTTACGAACCATTTAGAAACGATAAGCTTCCTGGCAATTGGATTTACATACCATCTTTCATAACCGATAACAAGTACATCCCCAAAGAATACATCGATAATCTTAAGTCATTACCGCCCGTTCAATATGCTCGATTCGTTGAGGGCGATTGGGATGTAATGGAGGCGGTAGATAACCCATTCCTTTACAATTGGGATGATGATAAGCACATCGATAATTCTATTGAGTTAAACCTAAACCGCCCCGTGATATTTAGCATTGACTTTAACGTAGAACCTTTATGTGGATTGGTAATTCAGATGGACGGACGAGATACGTACATAGTCGATCAGTTCAGGATCTTTAACGGTGACATCAATAAGCTTTGCGATTCGATACTATCGGTTGTTGGTGAGAATAGACGAGGGCTGATTAAGATAACTGGAGACAATACCGGAACGAGGCGAAACAGTTATTCAATGGAGAACCTTTCTGCATTCGCTTTAATTAAACGCACGTTGAGGTTATCAGACAATCAATTCATAGTGCCACGTAACCCACTGCACACTAACAGCCGTGTCGATTGTAATTCTGCACTCTACAAGCTTAAAGTAAAAGTGAACGCCCATAAATGCCCGAACGCTGTTAATGACTTCAAACGAGTTCGATGGGATGGTGAGCATATCATCAAGGCAAACCGTAACGATCCGAACCAACAAGCCGATCACTTGGATAATTTCCGCAACTTTGTAAACGCATTCCTTAAACCCTACTTATGATAACAGTCGAAACCTATTCATCTAATTACCTCAAACTATTAACTCCTGAAAAGAACTATTACTTCTCATCTTCATTCGGTTGGATTTGTGCAGGCATGCCGTTCGAAGTCAAGTCGATGGTCAACAACAACAAGGAGGTTCAACGGTTAGAAATTCTCATGCACGCACATTGTGACGAGATACAACTCAAACAATTAAAACTGTATCTTTCGGCAAAGAAACTACAACTTAAAACATCTTGATATGGCTGTTTGCAATACTTGTTTTAATGGTGGAACGATTCCAAGTTGTGTCGCTTCGATTGACTTTGGTACTGTTACTCCATCGACTACATTCAACCTTTGGATTCAGAACAATGCAACCCAAGCGATCCGAGGTGCTTCTGTTGATTCGGATTCATCGGGTGTGGTTAGCTTCGATGATTTCTTAATCGATCCACGTTCAGGTTACACGCTATGGTTAACTGCTGAATTCGAAAGCCCGAACCATACACGCATCGACATAACTGTTGGTGAAGATATTTACACATCGATTTGTTTTGATGTGGTTAAGTCCTTTGATAGTTTAGATGTTGTTGCAAATCTAACCTGATGAAACTACTAAAAGCGATTCGTAACATCGTAAAAGGTTGGGGGCTGTTAATTATCGACACTCCTGATTCGTGGCTGTTAAATGCGAAAAGAAAGAAGCATTGCCAGACCTGTCCGTTAAGAAACAAATACCTAAACGTCTGTAATGATTGCGGATGTTTTCTACCTGCTAAAAGACGAGTTGAAGAAGAAGAGTGTCCACAAGGTAAATGGTAACTATGGCAGCTTGGGTAACCCTTAAAACGAACGTAACGCATCAACCCAATACGGAAGATGACATAATCAAAGAAGCCAATTCAATTGACTTGGGGACTGTTGATGTCCACATAAACTTTGAACTCGTTACGGATTGGTACGAATTTAACGGAGTGATCCACATCATGCAAATGGGAGAACTTGAATACAAAACATTTAAAGGCACTACAACCGATGTTAAAGCACAAATTCTTAAAAACACTATCACGAATCTTTTCAAAGCCAGTTAAGCACCGTAACCAGTCGATGGTGTTTCTGTTCGAAAAGGACGGGCATAAGTATTACAAGTTCCCAAAGAATACGAACCTACCACTCGATCGCTTTAGTGAGATGATGGCTTTGCAGGAACTTTTATCTTCAGGGTTATCCGGTGGCGAACTTGAAAAGATTTTAGAGGTAATGGAGAAAGCAATTCACTCAGGACTTGCTAACCCTCAGAACAGTGCTGTTGTTTCAACGTGCGTGCATTTAATCAGACAGCGGAAGAGTAACATTATCCATCGGGATCTACTGCTTAACATCGCAGCTATTTGGATCGTGAGGGATGATGAGCCAATCGAATCAATTACACTGGACATCCACAAATCTAAACTCGAAGTATTTGAGCGAATGACTAAGGAGGATTCGCACGGTTTTTTTACGAGTTTGGAGTTACCGCTTCTCGTGCCATTAGTGAGCATGTCTCCAACAGACTTCAAGGAATTGTGGGAAGACAACGCCAACCAACTCCGAGCGTTGAATCAACAACTAACATTGCTCGATTTGAACTTAGCGGCATCAAGTCCAAAATCAAGACAGCGTTCGATGAGCAACTAATGTCATTGTGCGATGGTGACGTTCAAGAATTTAAGGAATTGAAACGGTCGGACATAGCGACTTATTTGCTTAAATTTGAGGACTACTATAAGCGCAATGTCAAAGAAAGCAATAATTGAGTTAGAACTGAAAGCGGACGGCTACAAGGCTGATGTCGCAGAAATTCAGAAAGCTAACACCACTATAAGCGATTCGGCTACTAAGGCAGCTAACCAAGCGACTGAAGCCTATACTCAAACGGGTAAGGCGGCTAAGGCTGCATTTGCATCAACTGAAGTTAAAAAAGCCTTAACCGATCAAACGGCAGGAGTTGATAAACTTGCTTTATCACTACAGAAGTTAATTCAGGAGCAGGTTGATTTGATTGCAGCAGGCAAGAAACAAACTGATGAATTCAAAAAGAACCAGGCTCAGATTGCTATTGTCAATGGTGAGTTAGCCAAACTAACCAAAGAAACGGAACAACTTGCAAAGGCTGAAGGTAAAACGGTTTCAAATACCAAAAGCTTAACCGGACAACTTAGAGGTCTAAAGCAGGAACTTTCATTACTTGAACAACAAGGCAAAGAAGGAACTGCTGAATTCAATAAGTTAGCGATTGCAGCAGGTAGGTTAGAAGATCAGATTGGAGATACACGAGAACGAGTGCGTGTGCTTGCATCAGATACATTTGTTTTCGATGCGGCTATTGATGCCACTCAAACTTTAGCAGGTGCGTTTAGTGCCGTTCAAGGTGCAGTAGGTTTGTTCGCTGAAGATAATGAAGAGTTACAAAAGACCATCGCCAAGACCAATTCAGCTTTGGCATTGCTTAACGGATTGCAGCAGATCAATGCGTTTGTAACTGGACAGAGTGCCGCTAAGATTGCAATTGCTACGGCAGCACAAACGGCTTATACTGCTGTTGTGGGAACATCAACGGGTGCATTGAAAGCATTTCGTTTGGCTTTGGCTGCAACGGGAATCGGTTTGATTGTTATCGGATTGATCGCATTGGTTCAGAACTTCGATAAGGTCAAGAAAGCATTTAGCGACTTTGCAGCATTTAAACCTGAGAACACTTTCTTTAAGATCGGTAAGGCTATTGTCGATCAGGCTTTAGTGCCGATTAACTTATTGATTAAAGGCATCAGCAAAATTCAAGATCTTATTGATCCTGCAAAAGAGATTCAAAAAAATAAAGGAGTAGTTGAAGCATTCATAAAATCTGAAGAGCGAAGAGTTGAAGCAAGGGCAGCAGCTATCGATCGGGCGATTGCATTAGGTGAAGCAGAAGGTAGGAACACGGTTAAGTTAGAAATTGAAAAGGAGAAACTATTTCTTGACTTTGCAAACCGTAAGTTAAAGATCCTATCAGATAACGAAACTCTTATTCGTCAAGCAGGAATCGACACTACCGACTTACAATTCCAATTGCAACAAGAAGCTTTAGACCGTGAGAATAACATCAAAGTTTTAAGGCTTAAGAATGCAAGAGAAGTAGTTGCAGAAATTACTAAACTCGAATCTAAAAGATTTACCGGAACAATTCAGTTAAGCGAAGAAGAACAGAAAAAAGAAAAAGAATTTTTAAAGATTAGAGTTCAATCTGCTGAAGCACAGATAGCGATTCTTCAGAACGTAAACGATACTGCTATTGAGTTAGGTCAGAATACTCTAACAAGACGTATTGAGCAGATTCGTTTAGAAGGTGAAGCGAGGAAGTTAGCAGCAATTGAATCGATTAAAGATCAGCAAGAAGAGGCATCTGCAATCGAACTAATCGAAGCGCAAACGCAAAACGCTATAAGAGATGAACGTAAAAAGACATTAAACGAATCGGTTAAAGTTGTCGAAGAGTATACTCAAGCGTTTGCAGGTTTATTGTCAAGCTTAAATGATTTAAGTAAGCAGCAAACGGAGAATAGAATTAATGATTTAAATGCTCAACAGCAAAAAGAAATTGATAATATTAACAGCACATTCCAAACTGAAACTCAAAAACAAAGACTACGTGAAGCGGCTGAGTTTAGATTTCAAAGAGCCGTTGCATCAGAGAAACAAAGACAAGCATTAGCAGACAAAAGACTTGCAATCTTTAATGCGACAATCAATACGGCAAGGGCTGTAACTGCTGCATTAACTTCCACACCTCCAAACATTCCATTGTCTATCTTAGTCGGTATAACTGGTGCTGCTCAAATTGCAGCCATTGCATCACAACCGATTCCTAAATTCGAAAAGGGTGGACAGATCCGAGGTAAGCGACATCGTGATGGTGGTACTTTTATCGAAGCAGAAGAGGGCGAGTTTGTAATTAATCGAAATCAAACGAAACGACATAGCGAAGAGATTTTTGCATTGAACAGATCTACTGCCGAATTCCACAGACTGCTCGAACGCAAATACATTCAGCCACGCATTGCATCGATTCTTAATGGTACTAATAGAAGATCGGATAAAGTAGTAGTGAATGCAACTTTAAATGCTCGAACAATGGAGGGAGAAATAAAAGGACTACGAAAAGACATTAGACGTTCTGCATCTAAGGGTTACAAAACAAATCAAACAGACACACGCTATCAATGGCAAAGGAATTAAGATTTTTATTGGACGGTGAAGATCGAGGACAGCCGTTAAATCCTGATGAGTTTGGATGTCGTGTAAGCGAATCCGATCTTATAAATTCTCGAATAGTTTCTTTTGAGAACGAATTGCAATTTGGTGGGTTGATCTATCAGTATATTTTTGATAGAGTTGTTACAGAAGGTTATTGTCGATTGATTGAAGTTCGAGTTGATTATAAGTGTGCAGGTGGATGGGAGTTCCTAACAGACGGTTACATTGTAGTTACTGAGTGCAAGTTTGACTATGACCGTTGCAGGGTTTCGACAAAGCTTTACGACACAACATTTTCAACTAAGATAAACAACAACAAGTCAATTCCATTCTCACTAAGCAACAATCAAACAAAGAACTTAGAAGCAATTGTACCACCTGCAAGAAGGTTGTTAAAGTTGTTCAATCCTGCAATACCTACAAGCATAAGCGAAGCAGGTCGAGGCGTTTCTGTTTATGATGCGTTCAAGCATTTAGTTGGGTGCATGACTGATAACCTGGTAGGCTTTGAATCGGATTTCTTTTTTACATTACCTTCTGATACTGACACCATCTGCATAAGCAATGGCAGATCAATAAGAACAAATCAAGATGTTGAGATAGTTGTTACGTTTGAGCAATTGTATTCAAGACTATTTGCAAAGTACGAACTTGGTATTGGGTTTGAAAGGTCGGCTGCAAATACTCCAGTATTGAGAATAGAACCCGTTGAGTATTTCTTTCAGTTAAATGAATCGGCATCATTACTTAATCAGCCCGATATTAAATTAACATTTGACACACCAAGATTGTACGCATCGGTTCGATTTGGGAATGATCCAATTTTGGAAGCAAATGAAAGTATCAGCGGTCAACCTCTTACGTTTATTCAAACACCATTCCGAGGATTTAGAAATGAATCATTTGGTTTTACCGGAGAGTGTAACACTGATACGGTCTTAGATGTATCGGCTTCTGATATTGTATTTGACACAAATACTATTGAGGATATTTTCAGAAACAACAATAATACATTTGACCTCAACAACGTAATCGTACAAGTTCAATATGTTTCAAGCGTAACACCATATTTTGAGGCTAAACAATATGATCCATACGGTATTGGTCAGAGCGTTTTTAATGGAGGATTTACTAACGAGTATGTTTCTGCCAATTGGATCAACGGCTATCCGAACTCATTATTCTCGTTTTTAGAAGAACCATTTGATCCTACAACAACAGACTTCTTAGTACAGCCCAACGTAGCATCAGAAATATTTAATGATATTAGATTTGATTTCGATGGTGGATTTGTTTCTATCCTTCAAGAAACTGGTCACAATGCAGTATTTTTTACTGAGGTATCAGATCCTAACAACCTATTTGATTTTGATACTTACAATGTACCATTTGCAGGGCTTTATACCTTTTCATCAGGATTGGTTTATGATGCACTTAGAGTTGATGGTTTCCCTTTTCCAATAGACACTACAGAATACGGTAGAGAAAGAAAGTTTTACATTCAACAATACGATGCAACCGATACATTTATTCAAGAGTTTGAAGTTTCAAATTCAGGATCTTCAAAAATTGAAGCTTGGAGCGAACTATTAAATGTTCAGTTTGTTTGCAATCAAGGGGATAAGATCAAGGTAAACGCAGCCGGTAAAAGATCGACACAAGTTGGTGGTTTTCTTTCTCTTCAAAGATTCTTAGACAATGGTACTGTTTTAGGAGTTCCTCGACAATCATACTTTACTGGTTCAGGAATACCGTTTGACAATACCGAATTACAGCCCGTAAATATTGACGATGTTCGTTCACTTCTGTATTCATTCGAACGCCCGTTATCAATGGTCGAGATCAATTCGATTTTAGGTAATACGTCTTCACCGATTCAATTGGGGCGAACCACGGATGTTAACGCTGCAATTAACGGCTATATCAAAACACTTGAGATTCAATCTTTCACAAGGCAAAACGCTAACTTTGTCTTAAAATCAAATCAGATACTTCGATGAGTTACATTATAGCACCTAATCAACCGATTCCGTTATTTACCGAATCAGAACTTAACTCACAAGGTTGCGGCTGTGGCGATCAAGGGTATTCGATGCCAGTGGATGTAAACGATCAACTGTTTATCCAACTGATTTCAGAACCTTGCGATCCTGCTTACACTAACAATGAAGCTGCTATTCAAGCATGGACTGAAAGTTATGGATCGGTGTGTGCTGATGAAGCTGATCCAACGGGGTTCTATTCGTTTACTTTCAATGCCGACTATCCTTATTCGGTTTTCGCTGTAACGATTACTGTTGAATCGATTACTCAAGGCACGTTATCGGTATTGCTGCAAGGTAGTGATGCTCAATTTATTTCTTCAGCAGGAACGGTTACACTTTACTTCTCAACTGATATTGTTACGGGTGGTGACTTTACGCCAAACATTACTATAACGGGTTCGCAGTTTATTGGATGCTTTGGTGCTGACGTACAAGTTCAAGGCATACCAACAGAAACACGGATTGCTTTTGTCGATCCTGAAACACTACTACCAATTGATGGATTGGCGGTAAGAAATATCGAAGTAACCGAGAATGTACTTACGATCCGCTTAGATGTCAATGCTCAGGACTTAACCAACGGATGCTATCGGATTGCTGTTGCTGACTTCTGCACGAATACTTGCAGCCAATTCAGATTGGAGAATGGTTTTTTTATCAACGGTTCAGAAGGTTGGATAATAACCGAGGAGAATATTACTTGGGACATAACAACACAATACGCTTCATGTACGATCGATGAGGACGATGAGAACACCTACACGCTCACTTCTGAATCGGTGCTATGTCAAGATGTAGAATACAACATTCAGTTAACCGATGTTGATGTCCAAACCGTTCAATATCGAATTGTTGCAGGTGACACAGTTACGGTTTGGTTCAATACTGAAGGAGTGTTCTCAACTTCTATTATTGCAACTGGAGCAGCACCGATTAACTTAGAAATCCAATGTCGTGCATTAACTTCAGGCGGTGTTGGAGTTGGTGGGTTCTTGGCGTTTACCTCCGTTCAAATCAGCCCCGTAGATTCTGATGTTTCATTTGATCTATTTTCGGAAACCATTACGATCGGAGAATTCGAAGGATGTATAAACGGAGTAACCTACTTCAAGATCGAAGGGTGTAATGGTCAGGATCAATTCGGGATGACTTTTACAAATACTGACTTCTTACCAGGTGTTCGTGTTGCAGGTAGATTGTTCCGAGCGCAATACGATGCAGACGTTGACTTGTTTAGATATTCGGACGGCACACGCAAGACCGCCTATGCTGACGTATCAAAACGCAAGACCTTAAGCATATCGCAACAACCTGAATACGTATTTGATTTCTTGTCTAAGGCTTTGTTCTTCGATGCGTTATTCATTAATGGGCAATCATACGCTCCGGTAGAAGATTCATTCCCTGAGATCACTTGGAACGATGCTAACGATTTAGGTGACTTGGAACTTGAACTATACATGAGAACGGGCAAACTTGTTAAGGTCGATTGTTCAGGTGTTGAAGCAGGTTGTACTCCATCCGTTCCGAATGATGTTGTTAACGGCTTGCTAACTCAAAACGGAGATCAAATCTTATTGCAGAATAATGATGTTTTGTTAGATCAAAATGGATAGTTATATTTGCAACTATCTTGTGCAACTGTTGGTGCAAATCGATTCGACCAATGTAACTGATCGATACAAACGTAAACCCATAAAATAATGGCTTGCGTATCATATTGCGATGAAGCATTACCATCGCACAATTTGGTTGATTGCAACGTCTATTCTTTAGGTGGTTCTCCTGCGATGATCGTTGGGGCTTGCGGTACTACACTTGCAGACCCATCAGACGCTACTGAAATTCAGGCTTTGCTTGATGCAGGAACAGCTACACTTATCGAAGACGTGCGAATTGCTCTACCTGCGGGCGCACCGGTTACAGTTGATTCTCCAATCGGCTGCGGTCTACCTATCAGAATTAACGAAGATCGTACTCTTACGATTTTCGATGCAAACGTAACTGATGAGAATGTCGATTTCTTCGATGATCTTAACAACAGACGTTTAGCATGGGCATTGATCTACTTGTGCGATAGTAACAAGGTTGTATTTATCAATCCTGCGGCAGGCATCACAAGTTCAATACAGTTTGTTATTCCTGAACAGAACAACGAATTGCAGAACTTCACTGGTGTTTTGACTTGGAGAGATAAGGCAATCCCGAAACAATATCCTGCACCGGTTGGAATTTTCTAACTCGGTTAAAATCAAAACGAAAGCCCTCGATATTATCGGGGGTTTTTTGTTTAAATTTGTCCTATGGCAAAAGATAAACAAAACGATTCGGGCGTAGTTCTTTATGCGTTCGGTCATAAAGCTTACTTGTATGCAGCTTATAACATAGCGTATTCAATAAAGCGATTCAATCCATCGGTTCACATCACTTTGTTTTGCGAGAATGAAAACACAACACGCTCTACAATTTGGAACTGTCAAGTGTTTGATCGATTGATTCAGATTAACCCTGAACGAATCAGAACTCACGGGAAGTTTGATCCTGGTAAAGTAAAGGTCACAATGTACGATTCATTGCCTTACAAGTACAATCTATACTTAGACTGTGATGCTGTTGCCATTAAAGACATTCAGCCCTTAATCGATGAGTTAATTGCGGACGGCAAAGAATACATTTCACACACGGTCGGTTACCACACAATCGATCAAGGTGTTGGTGTTATTCCATCAATGCAATGGGCAAAGGCTGAAAAGGTTTGGAAGCATTGGGATTTGAATAAAGAATCGGTACTTCCTGCAATCAATTCATCCTTACAGTTCATTGTTAAGTCGGATAAAGCCGCTGAGATTTACGCATGTGCTTCATTCTTTTACTTATCAAATCCATTGCCTATTAAAGACCTACATATTAAGTGGGGCGGTGGTCAACCTGATGAGTTATACATGAACGCTGCATTTGCTCGATTAGGTTACGATCCTGCACCAACGAATCAACCTAAGTCAGATATTGGAGAAGGTGGTTACATTCACTTTGCAATGAGGCGAAATGCCAGCATTGAACAAGTACAAGAACAGTTCTACTTACAATCATATTACGGAGGTCGTGGGTTTACTGCTTCATTCTATACTGAGTGGATCGATCGGTTACTGTTTAAGTGGCATCACGAAACAAAGGATTCGCACCTTTACAAGATTTCAGAAATCGTTAAGAACAAACACGCTAATAAAAAGTAATGGCAAAGGATACTTCACATATTGACTTTTGGAACAGCGAGAAAGAGGTTGGCGAATTTCTTGCATCATTGATTAAACTTACTAAGTCTCGAACAGTTTTAGAGGTCGGAGTTTTTCAAGGTAATACATCGATGCCAATGATCGAAGCTTTACCCATGGGAGGCTATTACGTAGGTGTTGACATCGAGGACTTACGACTTGACCAGAATATTAAGGGTTGGAAGAAAGACGGTTGTGTTGTTGACTTTATCGAAGCATCATCTCATAAGGCTTTAGAGAAATTGCCTACTTATCATTTTGATTTAATCTTTGTTGATGCTGCTCACCATTGGGATCATATCTTACCGGAATGGAAATTAGTTGAGAAACTACTTGGGCATGGTGGTGTTATTGTTTACCACGATTCAATGCACATTGCAGATGTTAACCGATTAATGGTTTATGCAATGAATTACGGATGGGAATCGGCAACCCTTAAAACACCTGAGTTAAGAGGCTTAACGATCTTAAGTAAAAATCTGTAACTTTAACCAACCTTAAAACACAAACCATGAACTTTTGTAAATCACGTTCTTGCGGTTCAAACATCATCGACAAACCATCAACTAAAGCAGTTGCATAAATGATACTTACACCACTTCAAATCGATTTAATCGTTAAGAACTTTGTTGAGGTTCATAAAGGGCGAATGAATGCCGATAAGTCAAGGCATCAATACTTACCTGAATACTGGACGGGTTACAACTATTGTCTTCAACAATACGATGCGATTGAACCGCACGTAAGGCAAGATGTATTTCCTGCTAAGTTATTCGAGCAACGTGCCCCAAACCAATCTGAACTACAAGCAAAGTACATCAGAGCAAATTATAAAGGAACGACTACACCAGTATTTGAAGACTTTGTAAATACTGTTGGTCGTGCTTTTGCCGAACAGAATTGGTCGTTAAAGGTCAATCAAGAACTTGACAGTCGTTACGTTGGCGAATCGTTTAAGAAGTATGCAGGCGAACAAATTCCAATCTTTGGTTCTTTGGAGTTGTGGGCTAAGTCTATGCTGCCAACATTGAAGCTTAAGGATGCAAACGGGGTAATTGCTATTCGTCCGATGTCGCTTGATTACATGCGTTCAGAAGAGAACGAGGTTGTAACAGATGCAAACGGTAACCCCGTGCTATCTAACGAACTTATTAAGCCTATTCCGACTTATCATTCAGTTCATAGAATCGTAGGTCAGCAGCTTGGTGAATGGTACTTAATAATCACTGATGAAAGATCAGAAGTTTTAGTAGGTAATAAAAAGGTTCGTGAAGGAATTGTTCTTGAACTTTACGATGGGCAGTCAATCTATCGCATTGAGCAAACGGGCAAAAAGGAAAGTTATAAGTTTGCAGATCCGATTATATTCTATCAGCACGAACTTGGCTATGTTCCGGTTATTAAACTCATGGGCATTCCGATCTTAGCAGCCGGCACACTTGTTTATAATTCTCCGTTTGTTACGGCTGTTGGATTGCTTGACTTGGTGCTTTTGGATCAGTCTTATTTGCAGATAAGTAAGGCAACATCAGCATTCCCGTTTATGGTTGCTATCGGTGACATTTGCGACTTTGAGCAAAATGGTAATAAATGCAACGATGGTCAGATTTGGACGGGAGAAAGAACAACGACTTGTCCTGCTTGTTCGGGTGCAGGTATTCGTTCTCGATTTAGTCCAACTGGTCAACTACTTATCAAGCCTAAGACTTCACTTGCCGATGGTGACAGTGGGTTATCCGGTAAATACTTGGAGTTCGTTTCTCCTTCAATGGAAACGCTTGAATTCTTAAGGCGTGAAATAAACTTCCAAACAGATAAGGCTCGTTCAATCCTACACCTCAACACTTCAGATCAGGCGGCAAATTCAGGCGAAGCAAAAACTGCAACGGAAAGCATCAGTCGTAACCGTGCAACTCACGCATTCATTAAGCCTATATCAGATCAGATGTTTGCGATTGTGGAGTTCACATACAACACGATCGGACAAATGCGTTACGGTGAATATTACGGTGGAATTGAATTGCAGAAACCAACGACATTCGATATCGCAACACCTTCAGATTACCTATCTATCATTACCGAGGGAGTTAATGCAGGAGTGCCGCCACACGTAACTTATCAGAACCTTTACAACTATGCTTATTCGATCAACTCGTCTAACAGCAAGGTTGTTAAGATGCTTGACTTGATCTTTGCAGCCGATAAGATTCTGACATTG